AGCCGGTCGGTGGACCACACGCCCGGGACCGAGTTTCCACGATGTCGCGACCTTCTGGCCGTTGATGACCTCGACCGGTGGCGGTGCGTCCGTGGCGTACATGCCCAATCCCTGCAACGCCAGCGTCAGGTCCTCGTCGCTGATCGTCTGGTGCAGGCCGGCAATCAGCCGTTCGAAGCCGCGCAGCTCGGACGATCCGAACGGGTTGCCGGGCTCCTCGAAATTCTTGACGTGGTAGACCGGGATGGACGTGATGTCTGGGGGTAGTTGGGTCACACCCCGGATGCTTCCGATCTCGGGTGCATCCAGCGATTGCCAGTTGTCGACCTCGAAGAATCCCTCCTCCACCGTGATCGTGGCCGGGGCATCGGCGGACGCCTGGTTCTTGCGGTAGCACACGCGGCGGACGGACTGCTCCCCGTCGTTGTCCACCAGTTCGGCGAGGAACACAGCGATCACGCGATCCACGTTGTCCGGGTCGAACACGGGGAAGTAGTGCGACGGGTCCACGACGTTCATGGAGATGCGCGACCCCAGGGCCTTGTCCGGGTTCGCGGTCACGTGCCAGATCCAGTCACCCTGGATCTGGCAATACCGCTTGGCACCACGGAACTTGGAACGGAACCGTTCGCGTGCCATGAGATCGGCCAACGCCAGCCGTGCCGCCAGTACGTCGGGGGTGTCCTCACCCGGGCGCGCACGGGACGTGATGGACACCGAGTATCCCGGGGCGGTGTACCGGTTGGACGTGTCGATGATCGTCCGGCCAGCGGGGATGTAGATGGGCTTGTCATCGGTGCCGCGCTGCGACAGCCGGAACACGTCGGGCACGTTCCAGTAGATCTGTTCGTACAACAGGTACGACAACAGACGCTTCTGGTCCAGGGGGTCAGAAACCCATGATGGCTTCTGCCCGAACAGCGTTTCTCCGGTGCTGTACGGCGTGAATTCTGTAACCATCAGTTACCCATCTGTGCGGTCAAGACGAACGACCCGCCGTCCTCGGCTGGCGCGCGATACATGCCCCGGAAGAATCGACCCAGCGCTTCTACGCCGTGGTTGTCCTTGTCCATCGGATTCTCGCTATCCGACTTGACTTCGGAACGATGCTCGGGCCACTTGTACCCTTCCCGCATTTCCCACGCCAGAGACTTGCACGATCGGTCAATCATCAGGGTTGGGGCACGCTCGGCATGCCCCACAGGGAGGTCCAGATTCCGGACTTTCAACGCCCGGCGTATCAAGGCCAGCCTGGTCTTGATCTCCCCACCCGTGTTGCCGTACGCCGGGATGCGCAACTTCCGCTCCAACGTTCGGGTGTCGTCGGGCTCCGCAGGATCGGGGAACAGCCGTTCACACGCCCGGACGAAGCCCGGGACTGTGGCCATGATATCAGCCGCGACTTCTTCGGTATCGAGTCGCTGGTACCGCTGTTCTTTGATCACTCGGATCTCACCCCACGGGCCAACCTGAATCCACAGCACCACGAAAGGGTTCGTAAAGCCGTAGTCAACCGCCATGTAGAGAGGCCAGGACGACGTGTACGAGAAATCACCGAGGTGGTCTTCGTCGTTCCATTCCTGCATCACGACGCCGGTCTTTTCCGAGAATTTGGCCCCATACTGCCGGTCGAATTCATCCTCAGTCAGGTCGTCTTCTGCGTCCAGGATTTCGGGATCCTGCCGACCACCCGGGAAGACGATGGTGTTGGTCCACGAGGGCATAGTCCACGACCGCCAGCCGCGCTTCTGCGCTGATGGTGTAAGCCCGCGTTGGTGCAGGGCGTACAACAGGCTGTGTTCTGACGCGCCCTCGGGAACGCCCGTGAATACCGCCCAGCCGCGCTTGTCGGAGAGTGTGGGTCGGATGTACTGCCCCCACGTCCTGCGGCGGTGTCGACCCGCCTCGACCATCAGCACGAAGTCCAGGCCGTCACCTACCAACGACTCAGGGTGACCCGCCGACTTGCCCAGCAACTCGAATCCCCAGTCGGTCTTGATGTGCATGTTGCCAGACCCGGGATTGCGCAAGAATTTGATGCTGTCCTGTTCCACCCCCGCCTTGCGCAGCGAGTCGTAGATGAGTCCGAATTCCTTGTCTGCGTCGCTGTACTGGGGACCAACCACCCATCCCAGCTGGGGCTTGCCCGTGATTGCGGACGGCGTGAACGTGTTGGGCTCGGCCTCTCGCGCGCCGAACAACGTCTTGCCCCAGCGCCGCCCATTGGATACGACCTTGAACCGCGCTGGGGTGAAATGAATCAGTTCTTGCCCCGGGTGGGGCTCATACCCGATCTGCTCGTAATACCGCCGCTTACTTAACGGTGGGGGCGGATTGGTCATGACGTTGCCACACGTCGCAGATGTCGCAGAAGCGCCACGTCCAACCCCCCACCTCTATTGACCTACGTACACGACCGCACACCGTGCAGATCCGAGACAGCCAGCGTTTGACCATCACGCACCAGCAGCACGAGACCCGAAGTCCCCGGTCAGTTCGGGCGCGAGCACCGAGTCGGTTTGCGTGCCGTCGTCGTTGTGGTCAATCGCGTAGATCATACGGAGACGCTCGGAGGCGGTCGGCACGTGCGGCGGTGGCTGGATCAGACCGCGCACACCACCGAATTCCGAACCAGTCGCGGGGTCCTCGGTCGATACCAGGTCCCGCGAGTTAATGGGCTGGGTCATGATTCCTCTTCTCTACTGGCGACGGATGACCGGGCAGCGAACGCACCCGTCGTTGTCGCATGGGAACTTGTGCTGCTTCTCCCATTCGGTGCGCAGCATGATCTTGCCGATGAACACGTCATTTCGGCTCACCATGCCCGTGATCGGTCGCCCGGTCTTGGCGTCTACGTACCCCTCGGCGCGATCGACCACGGCCATGGGGGTAATGGGCTCGGGCGGTACGTCCCGCTGCCCCCACCCGGGCAGAATCTGGTCCATGTAATGCTGGGACGTGTCACGGATCATCGCCGTGACCGCGCGGATGGTCCGCTCCGCGTTCACCAGGTCGTCTGGCGTGATCACACCCCGGTCGATCAACGCCTGCCGGAGCACGGGGTCGAACGGCCACGGGGCCTCCTGCACGGTCAACGAGGCGGTGTCGTCGGCGTTGGTACGGGTTCCGTCCGGCAGACGCTTACCGAACGTCTCAGACGTCGCGCGGTTGCCTTCGTTGAACGGGTGCCGGATGTCGGTGTGCTGCTGGTGCCAGTCCCACGTCTGCCCGCACGTCTTGCAGATGTCATGCATCTCCGGCATTGTCGTCGTCCTCGTCTTCCTCGTCGGATTCCCACGCCTGGCCGTCAATGACCGGGTGGGCTGGGGTGCCATCGTCCAGCACCAGCGCACCAGCCAGCAACTTCTGGACGTGAACGTTGGCCTCGACGTTGACGTGCTGCTCGGGCTTGCCGGCAGTGTATTCGAGGATCAGTTGTGCCGCCTTGAATCGCAGCGTCGGCTCGGTCTCATTCTTCAAGAATTGGGCCAACACCTTGATGGCTTGACCCGAATGGCCGACCAGTTGGTTAATCGTCTCTTCGCGGAGACGTTTGCGGACCTCGGCCTGGATGATGGGTGTGAGCCATCGCGGCTTGGGTCCCTTCCATCCTCCGGTGGGGTGGCGAGGTCGCCCGTGGGACAACTCTTCGAGCGTCCATTCTGATACCGGGCGAACCTCGCCGTAGGTCACCTCGTGGAGCAGGGCGATATCTTCGGCCGTTCGGCCACCATTACGCCGGATGCGCTGGCGTACCGCCTGGGGGTTCCGGGAAAGACGGCGGGTATCGGCCGAGATTTCTTTAGCGATCCCGTCCTCGTCAACATCGGAGCCCTTGCGTGCCACTGGTGCCACCCCCTTTTAACTGCCTGGACTGAATGATGGTCACCACGGTATGCCGTGATGACCATCTCACCCAAACGACCGATCAGAACGACCCCGGGCGCGTCTCGTCCGTGGGCAACTTGCCGGCGCTGAATCCGGAGAAGGACAACGTCTCCGCGTCCCCCGACGTGGCGGGATCGGGTACGGCCACCATGGGGGTATTCCGCTCGACCACCGAGTCGACCACGCCGCTGGTCGCGGTCACGCGGGTGGCCGGTGGCTTGAATCCCTCCTTCTCCCAGGGCGGCGTGTCGTCAGCGTCGATGGTGGCGGGCATGGTCTTGACGAGAGCCACCACATTCTTGACCTCGGCACGGGCCACCCGGAGATCGGCGTGTGCCTGGGCCAGTTCCTGGGTGATGGCATGTTGCTTGCCCTTCTGGTGTTCGACGTCCTGGCGCAGGTACTCGACGTACGCCACGATCACGTCCCAGTCATTGACCGCGCTCTCGCTGTACCAGTCCCAGTCGGCGGGCACCACCCGCTCCCGGAGATCCTTGGTTGCCTTGGCCACCGCGTCGGTGGCCACCTTGGCTTCCCACCCAGCCACCCGTACGCCGGCGCTCTCGTCGTCGTCGGGCACGTAGTTGATGGGTTCTGTGGGGTAATACCCCGGTGGTCGCGCGCCCTCCTCTTGGATGGCTGCCTCGTTGGCGCGCACCATCAGGTCATTCTGATCCGTGCGTTCCTCGAGCAACCGTTGCAGCCGCGTGATGGACTCAACCTGCCGGGCGATGCGCGTCTCATAACCGCGCTGCAATTTCTGCACCTCGGCGGCATCAACCCGCAGCATGATGGGCTCATTGCCCTTGCGTTTGGTGGTCATTCCCCTGCCCTCATTTAAGAACGTCCTTGAACTTCCACATGACGTACCCGAGTCCCACCAAGAGGGTGAGCCCAACCCCGATCATGAACCCACCCACCCACATCAGCACGTCATCGCTCGTTCATGTAGTAGAGCGTGAAGAGCACCGACACGACCGACGCCATCACGACCACACCGCCGAACAACGCCAGGTAGCCGATGGTGACCCAGATACGCCGGGCCAGGTTCATACGACGAGGCCGACGTACTGCTCTCCGTCCTCGTCCTTGGCCACGTGCATGTCCTGGTACAGGTTGGGCTCCACCTCCGACAACCAGAGGTAGATCGTAACGGCGAGTCTGCGAATCTCCGCGTCCGCCGACAGGGAACCCCGGCTGATCAGGAATTCTCGCCAGGAGCGGTGATTTCCCGACACGACGATAGCGGTGGGGGTCATGTTGGGGAGCACCGCCCGTGCCGCCTCCCGGACGCGCTTGCGCGCCTTGGTGGGTTCCAATGAGCGTTGGGTGATCGTTCGCTCCCCGATCATCACCAACGCCTCGTACGAGTTGCATGCCATCTCCCATGCCTGTTGAAGGACGTACGCCGCTTCGTCGTTGTCCTCGAACAACGGCGGGGTCACGTACGTTACGCCCGGTCCGAGCTTGACGAATCGCTGCGACAGTTGCGAGTAGGAATGGTGCCGGTGACGCACCAGTTCATGGGTCAGGGCCCGGGACACGCCCTCGATGTAGAACGAGCAGGTTCCGTGCTCGACCACGGACTCGTGCTCGATCTCGAAGATGTGCGCCAGGTAGTCGGCGTTGTCCCGCGTGGCCGGGTTGGGCTTGTTGAACGAGTCGTAGCACGCGCGACCCGCGAACTCGGCCAGGTTGCCGGCATCGGTGCCCAGCGTATCCGCGACGAACCCCGTGAGATCTTCGGCAAGTTCATCGTTGAAGCGCGTACGGGCGATCAGCGAAACCTTCATAGCGCGATGGGTTCCTTTCCGTGGGTGTGTGGTGTGCCGATGGTGACACCTCTCGCGATCAGGTCTAACTCGTATTCACGCCACGATCGCCAGGTGTCCCCGGTGTCCCACCGTGACCCCTCAACGCTGGCGAATCCGGCGTCGTCCACCTTCTCGTCACGCGGCTGGACGATGGTGCCCACGGCATGTTTCTCGCGGAACTCCGTCTTCTCGTCGTCCGTCATCGGATGTGTGATCCAGGTGTCTTCCTTCGGTGTGAACCGGTGTCGGGCCACCCGGAGCACCTGGGCCACCGTGTAAGAGTTGCCCCGCCGCGAGTACACAGCCTTGTTACGCGGCTTGAACGGTCGGCGGGTGCCCACACCACCATGGCGGGGCTTGTGGCGCATCTGCGTCGTTGTGAGAGCGCGCCAGCCGTACACGTGGCCGACCATCAACCACAGCTCGGCCATGACCGTGAGGTAGAACGCGACGTGGCGGGCAGCCGCCCATCCCTCGGTCACCGTGTCATGCAGGTAATCCACCCGGTACAGAAGCGAACGTTCCAACGCCATCACGTGCTCTCACCACCTGTTCCACATCGAGTAGGTTGGTCGAGGATGGCTCACCCAGAAACGAGTCAATGAATCGTTCCTTGATCTCGCCCGAAACCTCCCAGACGGTGATCTGTTGACCGCCGTCCGGGAGGTTCTCGACCTTGGCATACATCGTTGTCATGCGTCGATGGTGCGCGACTATCGGCTGTCGGGCAACTTCACGCCGAGCTTGCGGAACACATCCGCGTACGTAGCCCACATCTGGCTGACCACGGGGATGATCGAAGACAACGCCGCACGGGCGGTCTCGAGGATGCGCAGCGCGGCATCATCGGTATGCTCACCCGGGAACTTCTTAACGCCATTGTCGGCAAACCACGCACGCAGTCGAGCAGCCGATTCACGGCGGGCCTGCAATTCCTTGAGCAGTTCGACCAGGTGCGCAGCCGACAGCCCACGGTACTGGTCGTTGGCGTCACGGATGCGCTCGCCCATCGCGTCCAACTGGTCCACCACGATCTGGGTATGCACTTCTTCGCCCATCAGTAATTCACCCTTTCCTCATCGTTAGGACCGAAGGGATCGGGCAACGGGTCAGGTCCAAACGCCAGCGACTGGATCTGCCCTTTGAAGCCGACCCGCGTTTTCACCAGTCGGGGACACCCCGCCGACCGGGCGCGCACGATCGCATCCATGACCTCGGTTGTCGTCATCCCCCGCCCCTTATCGACGGCCTCGATCTTCATTTCCATCAGAAATGCCTCCATCCCGAGTTGCCCTTCAGGGTGCACGACACCGCACCCCCGGGATCTTCCGAACTGATGAAGATGTATTCCCGGACCACGGGTGCACCCCCGATCCTGATGGTACAGATAAGCATCATGTACGGGTTGTTCTCTAGCGTGTTGATGTGATCTCGTTCCCGTACGTAGTTGGCCGTCACGTGCACCTCGTACGACGGAGGGCGACCAGCGAACCGCTCCTCGGTGGGGTCATACTGCAAAGACATGTACTTGTCGTGCATCGGCGTGATCGCGGGGAACGTGTTGGCTTCTGCCGGCAGTCCAGCGCGATTCAGCGTGATGGTGTCGGGTTCACCGGACAGCGCGTACGCGTACACCGACACAGGGACGCAAAAGTTGATGTCCCCGCCCGCCGACACGGCCTCAACCCGGATCTCAAACGACAACCACGAGAACCCCGGTGTCACGCCGGGGGGTCGCTGGTCGCTGCTGGGGTCGTATGGCGGTGGGGGTGCCAGCGTGGGTACCGCACACGACGCCGGTTCGGGTGTCGGGACCGGGTTGCCCCAGAAGTCTTTCCCGCCCGTGCATCCGGTCAGCATGGCGAGCACCGCCACCATGGCCACAATCCTCTTGAACACAACGCTTCTCCTTCGGTGTTGATCGGCCCTTGCCGCACCACCATCCATCAGAGAATCAACTGTGTCAATCCAGCGTTGCAGCGCCGTTGGCCTTCGGCGAAGCCGTCATCCCACCAGTACCCCGCCGATGGGAACTGGACCGTGACCGCGATGGACCACCCCTGCCCGCGACCGAGGCAGTTCACGTACCACGTGCCGCCCCATTCCATCCACCCGTTCTTGACGATGACGCCGGGCATGAGGGTCCACACCCCGAACTGGCCGTAGCCACGGATCTGGGTCATCCACACCAGCACGCGGGGTTCTGAGATGCAGTCGATCATGTGGGCCATGTCCCGGGTGGACATCAACGACCGCGACCACGACGTGTACGGGGGTTGCAACGTCTTCAGACCGCACGTGAAGGCCAATCGCCCCATGGTGGCCGTGATACCCAGGCGCGCGGCTAAACGCGTCGCAGCGGCGTTGTCAGAGTCACGGATCATGCCCTCGATGTTGCGCTCCGGTACCAGCAGCGTCAACGCGTCCTGGGCCAGCCACGGCTTGCTCGTGCTGGCCATGTACGTGGGGGTGTCGTAAGAACCCCCGCCCCATTCAGTCCCGGCGTCGTGGTCGATTACCCACCAGGCGAACACCGCCGACATGTCGCCCTCTGGTGGACCCCACGGGATGCGGGTGGGTTCGGGCACCGTGGCCACCACAGGATCCACCCACAGCGCCGTGAGAACCGCTGGCGGGGGTGCCGACGCCACGCACCCGGCCAGCACGAACCACGCCGTAAGCGCGGCCGCTATGCGGCGGATGGGTCCATGGCCAGGATGCGCTTCTTGTGCGGGGCGATGGGACGAAACCCCAGCGCGTTGCCGTTGATGGGCTTGCACCTTTGCCCGGTGGTTGCCTTGCATGCGGGGCATGGGGTCGCCATCACCTTCTCGTTGTATTGGGCCAGTGTGGATGCCAATGTCCTCTCCCTCATTCTCTGCTTATCGGGGCGACATGTGGAGTCACCGAACCATTGTCCACCCCACACACCGATCTGCTTGGTTTCGGTCGCCCAGTCCAGGCAGTCGGGCTGGATGGGGCATCGGGCACACACCAACTTTGCCGCGCGCCGATACGCGTTGTTGTGGGAGAAGAACAGTTCCACCCCCATGTTCCGGCAAGCGGCAAGCGACCAGGGCGGCTCGGGCACCTCGGTCTCTACGAATCGTTCAACAGTGGTCACGCCGCCCATGGTCGCCCGGCAGTCAATGCTCGATCAACCCCGGCCATACACACCACCTGGCGTCTGTCAAGGACCGACACGCCGCCCTCATCCTTTTCTTGCGAGAGATTGACCGAAAGGATGAGTTGACAGGACCCCGTTGACTTGCGGATTCTCTTGGTGTATGAGAGAATAGAAGTGGTGGGGAAAACGGGGACCTCGACCACCGAATCTTGAAAACTGAAAATTGCGGATCATCACAGCGGATAAGGGATCCTCGGAAACGGGGACGGCCAGGGCGGGTGCGATCCGATGAATGAAGGCGCGCACATGGACCAGGCGGGTTCGATCCCCGCCGCGCGCACGTCAGGGCACACCAACCAAAGGAGAATCCCATGACAAAGGTCAACGTCACCGCTACCCGCAAGGCCGCAGGTACGGTGAAGAAGGTGGCGCTGGTGATCGCCACCATCGGGGCGGTAACGTCCTTCGGAACCCAGGTCGGACTGCTTGTGTCATGGCACATGGCGCAGGTATTCGCGATTGGGGTTGCGGCCACGGTCGATCTTCTCGCCGTGTGCGCAATGATCGCTCTCACGATCCCGGGCTTCCCCGCCCGTGACCGCAAGATCGTCGGTACGGTTCTGTTCTTCGCTCTCACAGCGTCGATCGGTGCCAACATCACGGCGGGCCTGCGGGAATCGGTTGGGGCTGCCATCGGGCACTCGTGGCCGGTCGTTGCGTACATGGGTGCGGAACTGATCGCCGGACGGATTCGCAACTTCCTCGCCAAGATCGAGGCTACGGAGAACGCCAACGTCCCGACGACATCCACCCCGATTCTGCCCGCGACGGTAGAAGCGATCGTTCCCACGGTCGCAGCGGTTGCCCCCCGGGTTGCCGCAACCGTGAGCCACGCCACAAGCGCGGCGGTGAAGATGGGATCTCACGCCGGTCACGACCACCCGGCCACACCTGCTGGGCGTGCGGCTTGCCGGAAGGCAATGCTGACCGCCTGATGGTCACTCGGACGCCCCTCGTACCAGCCAACGTCACCGGCTGGTGCGGGGGGCGTTTTAGAGTATCCGCGTAAGATCTCAGTCTAGTTCCCATCTGTCTGATTTCTACGTCTAGTTCCCATTCTCTCGAGCGGCGGTCTCCGCACGTGCACCCTGGTACGCACCCCAGTGGGTGCCGACGTTCGCCCACAGCGACATGAACGCCACCCACAGGATTGAGTGACGCCACCACAGCAGCGTCGGTATGACGGCCAACCCCCAGCCGATCGTCAACGTCAGGTGGATACGGGCTGATGTCTGAGATCTCAGTCTAGTTCCCATGTCTCCGTCTAGTTCGTCAATCTCAGTCTAGTTCCGAGATGTCCGTTTTCTTCGTCTAGTTCCCATGTCTGCGTCTAGTTCCCAAATCCCTGACCCACTGCTTCATTCGGTACCGGTCCAGGCGTTCCGGGTGTTGGACCCCGTGGCGCTTCGGCCCTGGACCGGTCCACACAGCGGGAGCCGACCGGGACACCGCACGCCGGGCAATCAACCCGCAACGACCCCTGGGCTCTCATTCGCGCGTCCACGTGTTCATCTCGTCCTCATCC